CATGGACTGGATGCCCTGCCAGAGTCCCGATACGATGTTCTTGCCGATCTCAACGACCGACGAGATCGCTCGGGAGACACCGTTCACGACCGAGGAAACCACACGCGGCATGTTCGAAGAAAGCTGCGGGATCGAGCCGACGATGCCCTGGATCAGCGCACCGATCACGCGCACGCCGGCGAACAAGATCTGCGGTAAGTTCTCAATGAGGCACTCCACGATCGCCACAATCAGCTGCGGCATGGCTTCGATCAGCACGGGCAACGCGTTGATAATCCCTTCGATCAAGCCGAGCAGGATCGACATGCCCGCCTCGATCACTTGATCGATGTTTTCCAGCAGTGTCGTAACGATCAGGATGATTGCTTGTACGATCGCGGGGATCAATTCCGGCAGCGCGTCGCCGATTCCCTTCGTCAATGAAGCGATCATAATGACAGCGGCTTCAACAAGTCTGGGCAAGTTGTCCAGGATCCCCCGCGTCAGCGCCAGCACCAGGTCAAGCGCACCTTCGGTGAGATCAGGCAGTGCGTCGATCAGGCCGTTCAGTAACGAAGTGCAGATGGTTTTCGCGCCATCCACAAGGATGTCCATGTTGTCGATCAGGGCGCTGCCGATCGAGGTGACGATCTGCATGCCGACCTGGATAAACTGCGGCAAGCCCTGCATGAGCGCGTTCACCGCACCGCCGACCGTATCCCCGATGACCTGACTGATCTTGTTGAAATCTCCGCCAGCGTCCACCAGCCCCGACGTAAACTGTCCCAGCAGCGAGACTCCGGAGTCTGCCAGCGTCTGCAACTGCGGCAGCAGCACCGTGCCCATGACACGCTTTGCCGCAAGGGAGCCTTGCTTCAGGCGCTGAACGGAATCGTCAAATTGACCGAGTTTTGCGATGCTCTCTTCACTGAGAACCGCGCCCATGCGCTTGGCTTCTTCCGTCAGCGCCGCGATGCCTTCGCTGCCCTTCTCGATCAATGGGTTGAGATCCTGCGCACTCTTTCCAAAGAGCTGCATAGCCAGCGCGTCGCGCTCCGTTTCGTTCGACACACCCTTCAACGCGTCGATGGCTTCCCAATACACCGTTTCGCTATCGCGAAGAGTGCCGTCTGCGTTGGTGACGCTGACGCCGAGTTTATCGTATGCTTCGGCAAATTTCGCGCTTCCTTGTGAAGCGTTGCTCATGGACTTGATATTCTTCGCCATGGATCCGGTCATGGTCTCCAGTGATACATCCACAAGGTCAGCAGCGTAGGAGTATGCCTGCAGCTTCTCCACGCTCATGCCGGTGATGCTGCTCTGTGTTAGCATCTCATCCGCATATGCCGCGGCGTCTACCGTCATATTGACCAACGCGGTTCCCGCCGCGATCGCCGCGGTCCCGATCGCCACTAGGCCGATCGCCAGCGCACGCCCGATTGTTTTCAGCGTGTCGCCTAACTTGCGAAACCGATCGTTCGCGTCGTCGGCTTTGTTCGCTGCTTGTTTGACCTCGTCCCCGAAACCGTCCGCTTTCTTTTCCGCGCTCTGAAATTCATCGCCAACGCCGTCTATCGCCTTTTCGTTGTCTTTGAGCTCGCGCTCCATATTGTTCAGCTGCGCCTGCGCATTGTTCAACTGCACCGTCCATTGCTTCGTTCGCTGATCGTTCTCGCCGAACGATTCCGCGGAATTCTCGAGCGCACGGCGCAGCAATTCGACCTTATCCTTCTGCTCGGAAATCTGACGGGTTAATACTTCGTTGCGGGAGGTGAGTGCGGAGACGCTGCGATCCTGTTTATTGAATTGGGATTCGACCAGCTTCATCTCGGAGCCGAGTACTTTGAATTGCTGGTTGATATCCCGCAATCCAGCCTTGAACTCACGTTCGCCCTCGATACCGATCTTGAGGCCAAAATCCGAATCTGCCATGTGCTCAGCTCCTTTCCGAAGAAAATGCGCAAAAAAAAGAACGGCCCGTAGGTCGTTCTTGTGGAGTTTCTGTTATCCTATCTCAATCGTTTGAAGTATTCGAAGCGCTTCCTTGTATTTTTCCACCCGTTCCAAATCGACTTGGGTTATACTGTTTAATCGGGTTAAATCCGAGTTGTGCTTTAAATCCTCAATTTTTACTGCAGTGGCAATCGGATCGATACGAATTCTCTGTATGTATTCCAGATATGGAACCGATTCATCATGGCACAATAGCTTCAACGCAGCAATCTGCCGATCCGAAATACCCCACTCCTTCAAATTGAATTCGGTCAATCCGGTGTCTTCCATTACGTCATGCAACAGCGCAACAACGCATTCGTCTTCTGTTTTCATCTGGTCCGCCACATGCAATGGATGCGTAATATATGGCAGTCCACCTTTATCGTACTGGCCCCTATGTGCGTCAGAGGCAATTAGGATTGCCCGCTTTACCATTGGTGTATAGATCATTTTTGATGCGCCCTCCTAAAGATCAGACTCCGTTAGGAATAACATGATCAATATAGCACTCTTGCTTTGGCTTTGCAATTCCATGAAACTGCTTATACACTTCCCACTGGTCTAGCAGAGCGCCAAGCGGCATGAGCCAAACTTCGCGCTCCGCCCGACCCAGCAGGGTCACCCCGTAAAATAGTAACCGGGTGAACGTTTCCTCATCGCTCACCCGGCAGACACGTTTTTTTCCTGTTCCGGTTCGCTCTCCACAAAGCGCTTCGTACCCCGGAACATCGACTCCATGATCGCTTCCTTGTACGCGGACAGCTCGAGTGGCGAGGTTAATAGCTCAATCGTTTCTTCCGTCAGCGGATCCCGTTTGTCTTCCGGATGCTGGAAATTGTGGATCAGGATGCTCTGATTCGCCAAGAGAGCGATCAGCCAGATCAGCTCATCGAGCGCGTTTTCGAAGTTCTCCGCCTTCATGAGCTTGTCGCCGAGGCTCGCAAGTCCGCCGTAGCGCTTGGCAATCTGCTTCGTCGCCCCGGTGGTCAGAACGAGTTCATATCCCTTGCCGCCAATCGTAATAGATGCGGCGCGTTCGTTCTCCATCTGCCGACTCCTTTACTCTACCGGCGCGGCAAACGTCGGCTCATATACCGCCGTATACCATCCGGTGATCGTCGCAGGAAGTACGCTCGCGTCGTCTTCGTTTACCTCGGCCTTCCATGGATGTTTTCCCTGTCCGTCGAGCTTGTTGCGCCGTAAAATCGTACCTTCGACCGTCGGCGTGTTGAAGCTGATGCTGTCGCCTTTCGTGGCCAGGTTCGTTGCCGGGATACCGAAGATTACGCGATAGATCCAAAAATATCGGTATTTGCCATTGCTTTTCTTCGCCCGGAAGCCCACCGCCACCGGCGACGGCATACCTTCACCCTGTGAGATCACAACACCGTTGTCGTCGATCACCGCGCCGACCAGATCGCCGGCGACCGCTGCGCCGATATCGTTGATCCCGAGCGACAGTTTCCCGCTTTTGAACTCCTTCACGACCTCTGCTGCGGAATCATCGGCAAACAGCGTCGCTTCGTTCAGTTCGATCTCCAGATCCGCCGAGATCGCCTTTGCCAGCATCTGCGGCGTGCCATATGTTTCATCTCCTGCGGTGTTTTCCGTTATTTTGGAATAATACAGCCGGTCCAAACCAACAGTGGCCATTATATTTCCTCCCTCTCATGCATGATATCTATGGAATAGTGATGGTACCCTGTATCGGCTTCATGTCCGATATAACGCCGGTCGGATACCGTGAACCCCGCCGTCAGCAGCATGCGGACGAGCAGGTCTTTCTTTTGCGTATAGTTCTTCTTCGAATAGAGCGAAAGCCGCGCCTCCTCGATGTTCATGCCCGGGCCATCGTCGGAAAACAGCGCGAAATGCTCCGAGATTGGCGTGATCACGACATACTCATCCGGCGCAGTACCGGAGAACACGCCGGTTTCTACGGGAAAACCGGCGCTTACCACGATTGCATGCAGTTCTTCCAACATGCTCATGGGAGATCCAGTTCCTCCTTTAGTACGGATTGCATCGCCTCGATGCACGGGTTTCGGCTCGAAGACTTCGTCTGCTTCAAAAAAGGTTTCGGCGGTTGACCGTGCTTGCCGTACTCCAATAGATTAGCGAGCATGGCGTTACTCACGTTGCCGCGATTTTCCTCAAACCCGACTTTCACGTCGTAGTTGCCCGCGTCGTTCACCTTGACAGGAGAAACGCCCAGCGCTGCAAGCAGCTTGCCGGTGGAACGGGATTTATTCTTCGTATTCCGACCAATCGCCGAGCTCAGATTCGACTTCATTTTCTCAAAGACAACCTTACCGCCCGCTTCAAGTGCTTTGGGAATCGCGGTCTCGGTTTTCTCTGACGCCTTTGCCAGCTGATCCATGAAGGCAGTTGGCATACGAATTGAGATTTTAGCCATGTGCAGCCTCAATTCTTTCCGCCAGAGCCTCAATATACATTCCGCGCCCTTTCACATCTTCGACCGAAGTGATTTCGTAACGTTCTCCGTCGCACAGGATTACATGCTCCGTCGTCACGGTCAATCCGGGGATCGTTCGGAAGCGAAAGAGATCCGTCGCCTCCGAAAAGGCAGCACGGTTGACCCATTTCTGGGAGCCGTGCCGCCCTTCCCGATAGGCGTGGAGGGACGCGAGGATGTTGTCGGTTTTCGTTGCGAACCCCTCAGCGTCTTTATTGACCGTTTCTTCTGCGATTGAGATGCGTACGTTCATTTTGCCGAAACTCATATTCCGAATACCCACATTCGATCCAGGCGCAGCAGCGTGTTGACTGTATTCCACACCTGCTGCCCGGCCTGAACGTTGTCGGCAAAGAATCCGCCTGTACTGCCGTCGCGACTCTCGTAGAAATGGGAGGCGAGCATGATCACAGCCTGCTCGGTCGTCGGCGGCATAGCCGCTGCTTCGTAGGTACCGGCGGTCAGGTGCTGGTAGCTCTCCGCGTAGGAGACTGCTGCATCGATTATGTGCTGGAGAA